TAGATGCTGGACTTGTAGATAAAATCATGGCTGATTTTTCTGCTAACAGACAAGGGCCAGAAATGGAACGACTAAGAACTATGGCAAGTCGTAGAGAAGCCTTTACAGGTGCTCCAAATTCAAGCCCAGCTTCAAGTGGCAATGCTCCTAATGCTGATCCAAATCAAGCATTTATGGATGCTGTTACTCAGCAAGCAAAAGAACGAAGAGGGTTAGTTTAATGTTTAGCTGGCTCCGAAGTTTTTGGTCTGGGAATAGGGGTGGTGATTTATCAAAGCACCGACTTCATACAGTAACTGATAAAAGTTTTCGATACGAAGACTTGTGTATGTAAAAAAATAATCATAATAGGGACGACTAATAATCAGACTATAGATAATACTGTATTTGTTGGAAGACGCTACGGCCTCTAACACCAACAAAATACTAAGGTCAAGGCATACGTCTGGAGACAGTAGGCAATACACCTAAGTAACACATTGTTCAACTAAGCAACCTAAAGGGAGATATTCACATGGCTGCTATTTCAGGACTTCGTGGGACTGGTCAGTTTACTACCGACTTCCGACCTACGAATTATAGAGAGTTATTTACTCTCCTAGAACCAAATGGTTCTGCACCACTACAGGCATTGTTATCAATGGCTGGTAGTGAAAGCACAGACGATCCGAAGTATAATCACTTCAGGGATGAACTCCCAGATCGTAAACTACAAGTAAACGGAGCCGTTGCATCTGCTACAACAACAACAGTTACTGTTGATGCTAGTGATGACGAGGCGTTTGTTATACCTGGCACAATTATCTACAATACTGTGACAGGTGAAATAATGAGGGCTACTGCTGCTGCGAACACAGCCAACCATCAGTTGACTTTGGAGCGTAACATCGGTGGAACAACTCATCAGATTGCTGACGATAGTGGTCTTATTATTGCTGGCTTTGCAGATATTGAAGGTGGTTCAGCACCAACTGCTGTATCCTTCGATCCAACCACAGACTTTAACTTTACGCAGATTTTCAAAACTGCTGTTCAGGTCTCTGGAACTTTGCAAAACACCTATCTCCGTACTGGAGACAAGGAGCAAGAGAGCTTAACTAAAGCCCTCAAGATGCACATGTCAGACATCGAAAGAGCTATGTTCTTCGGTAAGCGTCATATCGCTAACGGCACATCAGCATCCCCAACACGTTACACTGGTGGTTTGTTATCTCAGATTACAAACGTATCAGATGCAGCGTCAGGATTTGCTGCTGCTAACACAATTACTGAAAAAGAATTTGATCGTCTATTGATCGAAAGCATTTTCCAGTATGGTGGTTCCGAGAAGGTAATGTTTGCTGGTGCACGAGTTATTTCCAACTTAATGGAAATTGGCAAGAACAGGTGGCAACCTACTCAAGTAGACAATGCTTATGGTGTATCATTTACTCGTTACACAACATACGCTGGTGATCTACTTGTGCAGATGCACCCAATGTTCCGTCAAGTTCCTAACATGGAAAAGACTGCTGTCATTCTTGATATGAATGAAATTTCATACAAGTACATGGCTGGTCGTGACACTCAGTTAATGAGAAACATTGAGGCTCCAGACTTTGATGGTGTAAAGCATATGTACCAATCAGAGTGTGGACTTGAAATGCTTCAGTCCAAACCTCACTGGGTTATCAAGAACTGGAACGCAGTGACATAGTAGGGACGATTAACTACTTAATAACTTGTAAGATAAGGCGAGCTTAACGGCTCGCCTTATTTATTTTATTGGAGTTACCATGAAAAATCGTCAAGAAGCTAGGCAAGATGCTGCTAAATCAGCTAAGTCAAATAAAGCTAAAGAGGCAGCTAAAAAATCGCCTCCACAAAAATCCAAAGCAGTTTTTGAATATTACGTTACTGCTGAACCAACAACGCAGACTTGGAATATTCAACTCAGAAATCAACACATGAATGGTTACTGGGATGAAATGAGAGAGTATTGCATTTGGGCAATCCCAAAAGAACTTAAAGAAGCTATGGAAATGCACGACTTCTTTGTTTCAGGAAGAGTGATTAAATCAGAGGACTAAGCCATGACAACAGTTGCTACACCAAGAACGTATCAAAACATTAAAGGGAAAACGCCTGAAACAGACGAACCAACCCATTATGATACTGATGGTGTATCTGTAGAGGCTGGTGCACAAGACCTTAGACAAGGTATTGATGCAAACACAATCGCTCAAACAGACACAACCTGGAGAGAGTATGAGGAAGAGAAGGAGCAACGCAATCGTTACTCAGGAAACAATCCTCATCTTCAAACCCCTTACTCTTCTCTTGAAACCATAACTATGCAAGCACTAAGACGCTATGGTGATATGCACCCTGGCACAGTCGATGGCGAAGTTATGATGATGTTTGTCGAGTTTGCTAATCTGGTATTGGAAGATTTACGAGGACATCCTTATTGGGATAACCCTGAAATAGATTATTATTTCCACCCATCAGATATTAGAAAAGTCCCTGATAACATCATGGTTGCTGGTATGCTCTATCATTATTCTGTTCAACAGCAGTCTAACAAGATTGAAGCATATGGCCCTATGTATTTCAAAATGATGAATAGAATTTTGTATTACAGAAAGTATGGTTCTGGAGATATACAAATGTCCCCTTGGGATAGAAGTGTAAAGCCGACTGGAACACAGTCTTATGACGGGAGTAGATAATGTCTACGACTTATGCACCTTCGGGTGTTAAATACAAAACATACCCCTATGAAGACTTTCAGGGGATTGATAGTTCTCGTGACAAAGGTGCTTTAGACACAGGACAAAAACAACATATGATCGACATCAGTAACGGGTTTGCCGACTGGCGTGGAGCAATGGTTCGTGATCCAGGGGCTAGTCAAAGAACTGAAGGTGATAAGTTAATTACTCATGTGAACTTCTTTGGTCGTGATTTAGCAATATGGTCTCAGGTTGATGGTGGTGGAATGACGCTACAATCTGAAAGACTGCACACTGCACCAGAAGTTTACCCAAAGAAGGCAGTTGTTACTTCAACTGTTTATAACGATAAGGTTGTCTTCGCCTCACGAGACTTTAACATGTATCAGTATGACGGCTTTGCTTGGAAACAAATAGAAGCGTTTTCTGATCCCCGACCTGGGTTTGCTGTTTCAATTCAAAGACGACTTGCTATAGCTGGGATGCCAGGAAAAAGAACTGTAATTGATTTTAGTCGTGTGGATGACGAAAGTACATTTACTGATGACGAAGACCCAGCAGCACAACAAGTAACTAAAGCGTCTGATATTGATGTGGGAAACATTATCGGAACTGCTGATGAGATTATGGGTTTGGGAGTATTTGAAAACTCAAGACTTGCTGTGTTCACTAACGATCAAACATTAGTCTACAACCTACACCCTGACTACACGCAGTGGTCTATTGATGATAAAGCAAATATCAAAGTAGGAACAATCAGTCATAACTCAATCACACAAGCTGGATCAGACCTTTTGTTTTGTTCTAGGGATGGGGTTCACTCTCTTCGTAGAAGTGAAACAAATGGTGTTACAATTTATACTATCCCAATGTCTAACAAGATTGATTTAACTTATCGTTCATTACTAAAGCAGATAGAAAACAAAGAAGAAATATCAGCTTTTTACGATCAGGATGAAGGACAGTATCATGTGTTCTTTCCCTTATCAGACCAATTAACAAAAAGACTTACTCTTACACTTAACCCTATTCAGGGTGGTGAAAGTAAATGGAGTTCTGGTGATTTTCTTAACGCCAGATGTGGAACACAGCTTGGGGGCATCACTCTTATGGGAACTCCTGGTGGTGTTTGGGAACGGAAGAAGGTTGAAGATGAACTAGATTTTAGCCCTGAGATGGTAGTAACAACTCCCATTTTATGGCAAGGGGCTATCAACGACATTAAAGAAAGTTATTCTTTTATACTTCAGGCAACAGGCAAGGGAGAGCTACAGGTAGAAGCTTTTGATGAAAGAGGCAGATACTTGTCGGCTATCCAGTTCACCATCACTGAGGGTGGTGTGGACGACAACTTCCCTGATGTTCCGTTATCAAGACAGTATGAAAGAAAATTTGAACACAGATACCGAGGAGTTCAGTTTCGCTTTACGACAAAGGGTAAAGGGTTGCTTAAAATTATCGGTTTTGCAGTTAATGTGAGGAGTTAAAAATGGCAAGACTTAGACAACAGCATCCTCAGAATTATGTGAACTCTGGAAATATCCACACAGATTTTGAGAACGTAATTAGATACGTTAACTCAGCAGAGCTTGGCGACAAGACAATAGCCGAGTTAATGGGTATCCTCTTTAATGAAGAGGGTGTGTTTCGTGGCCCAATTGAAATGAGAATTGATGCTAACTCTGGTATTCAGTATAGGGTTGGTCAATATACAAGTGCTGAAGATGGATGGATAACCATTGCAGACATAACCACTTTCAGAGGCACTGCTGGTGCTTCAGTCGGAAATGTTGAGGGGCCGTTTTTCTTCAACAGACAAGACGTTGTTATAGGTGGGCCAGTCGCTTCAATTACAGTCGCTGCTGGTGGAACAGGATATACGACTGCTCCGACTGTTACAATTGCTGCACCAACCGATACCTCTGGTACGACTGCGACTGGAACTGCAACGATTGATGCTAATGGTGTTGTCACAGGAATAACTGTTACAAGTGGTGGAACTTTATATTCTACTGTTCCGACTGTGACGTTAAGTGGAGGCAATGGAACAGGTGCTACTGCGACTGCTGTTCTTGGCACTGCTAATAATGTTGTTGCTTACTCATATGACCCATCAACAGAAGACTTAAATGTTTACAAAAACGGAATACTTCTAAACGACACATTAAGTGATGGAACTGCTGCTCAATATGTAAAGAACTCTACTGCCAATACTGTTACAATTAATACAACTCCAGCACCAGCACTTGGAGATAAGATAACAATCTTTTCAATCAGGTCGCAATCTGTAACCAACTTCCGTAGAGAAGACAAACTTATTTCTGGCTCAACTACAGTTGTGGCTTTTGTTCACACTGATGATGAGAAGATACTTGTATGGCGAAATGGTATTCTTCAGGAGGCTGGTGGTAGTGCAGACTATCTGTCATCTGCTGCTGCAAATACAATTACATTCCTCGATACCTCAAACCCGTTAAACACTGGTGATAAGATCACACTTATGACAGTGGAAAATCAGAGTTTGAAAACAGTAGCTGGGTTAATGTTTGAGGATGAATATACCACTAATGGTTACATAAACTTTTCCAAGGTATCAGTTACAGATAACCAAATACCACAAATAAAGGTAGCCAACTTGTCATCAGGACTAGCTGGCAAAGCTAACTTAGTAAGCCAATCTACAACACCTTTAACTGCTGTTACAGGTGACTTGCATTTAGATACATCTCAGACACCAGCCATCCTAAAGTTCTATGATGGTACACAGTGGCTTGAGACATCACCTGAAAGCTCTCTTCCGACTTTCATACAAACCAACGCTGGTCAGTATGTTCGAGTAAACGGAACAGGTACGGCTCTTGAGTATGGTGATATTGACGTATCTGCCCTAGTACCTAAGACTTACATGGGTGCTGCTAATGGTGTGGCTACACTTGATACATCAGGTAACTTACCTGTTACTCAATTACCTGAGACCTTTTCAACTATCTCCATTCCTTTCTTCTCAGTCCATGAAGACAGCAGTGCGACAGTTACAAACAAAACTTATTTTTTGACAAGGTTCTGGAAACAAACAATCAGAATTGATGGTATTGCGTTTAAAACAAACGGAGGCACTTGCACAATTCAGTTGTCAGTTGACGGCTCTCTTGTAGGAACAACTCATTCTGTTACATCAACACTAAGCTCAATTAGTCTTCCAACAGTTATTGAAATCAATGCGACTGTAGCATCACGAAGACTGGAGCTTGTTACAACAAACAACTCATCTGCTCAAAGTTTAGAAGTCTGTGTTGCTGCTGCGAGTGTAAACGTATAGGAGACAAGTCTATGGATATGAACACACTATTGATGCAAGCCACGAAGATGATTGGTGAAGCTACGAAAGATGATCCTCCTACACAAAAGCAGAGAGAAAGAACGCACACAACCCTTTCTGGAACTCCCAAGGAAGACAACTCAGGCTTTTCTAATTTTTTAGACGACTATGGTATTATGTCCAATCTCCAAAGATTTCTTATGGATAAGATGGGCAAGCCTCACAGTGATGGGAAGAATAATATGATCCCAGGTATTCCACATCCAGGGGTCACACCTAATGCTAATTTTATTGGTATTGATACAAATCCAGAAAGAACGAAAAAGCGTCAGGAAGAATTTGAAAAGTTTTTAAACTCAAGCACGGAAGATAAGAAGAAACAAAATTCTAAGAAAAGACGAGAAGAAATTGGTAATTCGTATAGTGGTGCTGCAAAAGCTTGGAAAGAAGGAAACAGATTACATCCTACAAGTTTTACCATTCACAAAATAAGATGGAGAATGAGGAATGATCCTGAAGCATTAAGGCAACAGGAAGAGCAAAATAAGCAATCAAGGATTGATGAGCTATACAACAGATTGGAAAAAACTCCGACTAAAGTTCCAAGCAAGCAAGACATCGATCATACAAATGCTATGGAAGGCAACGACACCAGTCTTGCTTATATGGCTCCTGGCGAACAGGTTATGCCAGTAGCTGTTCAGAAAGCATACCCTGAACTAGCAATAGCTGTTAAACAGGCTATAGGTAGCATGGGTAAAAACCCAGAACAGTTTGTGGTTGCTTCTAATGCTGGTGATTACAACACGAAGACTGGCGTTCAACAGTTTGCTTGGTATGATGATGTATATAAATACGGATTGAAAGCTGCCGACTATGTAGCTAACAACCCGTATGCAAAAGCAGCAGCGACTGGTGCGTTAGTTGGGGGTGCTCAATACTTAGGAGGAGCCTCTGGTCAAACAGCATTGGCATCTGGACTAGGTGCTACAGTTGGTAGCTATGGTGGTCAGTATTTAGATCAAGCCCTAACAAAAGGTGGCCCTGGTTTTGGCAGTCTTCCACAAGCTGGCACTTATACGTCAAAAACTTATATGGATGCTGCAAAAAATCTTTACGATAGAACAAGCCAAGCAGAAACATATGGTGCTGCACTTGGTGCTGGTATAGGTGGTTTAGTTGGTTACAAACCAAACGATGACGACTTACCAAGACCTGGGCCGACTGTAGACACAAGCAACATGAGTTTAGCCAACATCCCAACAACAATTGCTCCAAGCGTTAACTTCTTGGAGGGTAATGACAATCCCAATTATTTAGCTAGGCCATCTGCTGAACTCCCAGTAGCCCCAATGTTTAGATTGCCATCAGGTGTTTCATATAAGCAAAAGGTAAAGGACAAAGATACAGGTGCGTTTACCTACAACGAGGTTGACGAAGAAGATCAGGGTGGGTTTATGAGGAACCTATCAAGCAGTGCAAGAAGACAGGGTTTTGGTAACGCTATATTAGTATGATTATCAGAAAAGCAAAAGAAGACGACATAGAAGAATGTGTTGGTCTTGCTGTAGGAATGATTAAAGAAAGCTGGTGGAAAGAGGCTCCATTCTGTTCCCAGAAAATGAGAGACTATGCCTACAGAGCTTTGGAGAATGACAATAAGTTATATCTTGTGGCTGAAGAAGACGATCAAATTTACGGGTTCTTTGCTGCAACTTTAACTGAAACATTCTTTGGTCACGAGATACATGCAGAGCAAGACTTAATGTATGTAAAGCCTGAGAATAGAAAAGGAATGACTGGGGTAAAATTTTTAAGAGAATATGAAATATGGGCACGAAAAAATAATGCACATCATATCTACTTTGCTCCGACTGCAACACAAAGAAGACAGTGGGACGCATTGTGTCAACGGCTTGGGTACACATATCTTGGCCCAGCGTATGGCAAAAGACTGTAAGGACGACACCCTGAGTTCCTTATGACATTGTAAATAAATTGTGAAAGGACAATTCAATGGGTGGTTCGGCATCAGATAATGACAATAGCCCAGGTGCTCAGAAAGCTAAGACTGGCTCTGCTGTAGGTTATAGCGAGACTACGGCTTTAGGTACTGATCTAACAGGCATGACTAGAGCCGAAATAGATAAGCAAAAAGCTGTTGACCAAGCATTAGCAGATAAGGGTTACACCAAAGATTATAAAGGCGTTTCTTCAGGTGGCAAGAAGGGTGGCGTTTACAGTATAGACCCAAAGACTGGCGAAAGAGTTGCAGTCCGTAGTGGCTCATTTGTCAATGACATGAAACAAGCCGAGGCTAACTACGACTACCAAAAGGCTGAAGAAAAAGCAGTTGCAGACTTTGAAGCTCGTAAAGCTGAAGGTCAATTTGTAAATACTGAATTGTCCAAACTTGCAAGAGGAGTAAATACTTCAAGGCAGTATGTTGTAAACAACCCAGTAGCGTTTACAAACGCAAAAGGGCAGATAGCATACTCAGCACCAGGCACAAGCCCAGGACAAATACAAGCCATGTCTGGTTCACCTGGGACAACTTATTCTGCACTAGGCACTAATCCAGCGTTCTCAATAGCAACTTTGCCTGACAGCTATATAGGGCCACAAAGGGCTGGTGTTATGAGTGGAGCAGAATTACTTGCTAGTAATCTTGCCACAGGAAAGTCTTATGCACCACAAGGAACATTCTCTGATCCTTATGGTAGGTACTTAGGCACAAATGTAGACGAAACCAATAGAGATATAGCTTCTTTGCCAGGAGGTAATAAAAATCTATCATACCTAGATCAATTCCAAAAGGGATACAACGCAACACAAGACCAAGGAGCATTTGGTAAAGATGGTTTGTTTGGAACGGGCTTTCTAGGAGGTGAAGGAGAAAGAGAACAGTTCTCTGGCAAGGGAGATATGAAAATAGACAAGGCTGGTAATATTGGATTTAAAACCACAGCACAAAGTCTTGGCGATAGCCTTGGCGAATTGATGGTAGGTCAAATGTTACCTTATGGACTTGGTTCTGGATTTAATTTTAACACTATGACCCAATATGGAACTAATGTTCCAGGCTATGATAACCTAAGAAACACTGTAAGCTTTGGTATTCCTGACGCTTTAGGTGGGTTGCTTGGAAGCAAAGCTGCACCCTATGTAGGTGAGCAAGTCGGGCAAGCTGTATACGACAAAACAGGAAACGTACAAAATGCTATACTCTCAGGAATTGGCTCTTCAGCCGTAACTGGGCCAGCCGTTGCCTCTGGAACTTCTGCTGTATTAAAGGGTGTTGGTGTTCCAGCTAATACAGTCCTTTCTTCAGATGTAAGCATTAGTGAAAGTGGTGGTGGTGCGTATGTAGATAAAGACTTGGATGGTCAGTTTAGCGAAAGACTTGGTGGTTCAGGAGGTGGATCAGATGACGGAGAGGGTAACAAGATAGGCCCAACGTCACTTATGAACAATACAATCCCTGGGTTTCAGGCTCCTGAAATATTAGATACGACTGGGGCATATGGAACAGATAATGACTTAGCAAGTGTTCAGTCGCAGTTCCAACAAGACAATCTAAAAAATTATTTTGCCAATGGCTCGCCCACATCTTTAACAGGGCAGAACGTGTCAAGCCCAGGAAACAACCCGTTGTTTAATATCAACCCAGCAGTTACCTACAGACAATCAGGTGGGAAGAATAGAAACTACGGAAATGCTATAAGTAATGCAGTAACGCCTTTAGTGGCTAATCAATCATTTAGCGATGCGTCAAGACGTAAAAAGTTTGGAGATGCAATGTTAGGATTATTTGGATAGGAGATAAAAATGGGTGGATTTAGTAGTGGCAGTAATCAAAGTTCTACAAACAGAACAAAGACTGCACAAAATAAAAGAAACAGATTTGATGATGGAGATGATGGTGGCCCAGAAGACAACCAACCACCAAAACCACAAACCTATGTAGCACCTCAACCAACAGTTAAAAAGGCTTCTGCTGTTACTGGAGTTTCTAATATAGACCCAGCGACAAGTGGTGGAACTTTTGGAACAAGCTTCTTTTCCAACCAACCAACAGATATAACACAAAAACAATTCGTGGCTGGCATCGGTGAGGGTGCAACTAAAGACGACCTAATCTCAAATGTAATGGGTGGCGTTGCTGGTGTATTTGAAGGTGCTGCTCCGTTTAGAGCACGAGGAGTAGATAGAACAGTAATGACAAATCTAGGTCTTGACCCTGGCGTGGTTCCGACTGATGCGACTGTAGAAAGTCAGGCGTTTGCCCCAGATGTTTCTGGTGGAGACCCAGGCGTAGGTCTGCAAGGATTTGGTGCAAAGATGATGGGTGGCGAAGGACAGATTATAGGAGCAGATGGAATACCGACTGAGTTCGAGGCTATCCCAACTACAATGGCTAACTCCGATTTAGTAGACCCCAATGCTCAAATGCCAATGCCAGGTCAGGCAGTTATTACAGATCAGGCATATAACATCCCGACTGCTGGGGGTGCTATGGGGTTCATACCTAATTCACCGAAAGCCTATCAATATATGCAGAACCCTTTTGCTGGACGAATGATGAACACAAGAAGTGGGTTTGGCAAAAGTCTATTTACTTAGGAGTAACATATGGCAACCTATGGTGATACATTCTCAAAAATGGTTGGGGGCTATTATAAGCCCGATAGCAAACAAGCTGCGACTGCTGCCTTATTTGGTGGAGCGTATGACTTTTATGATGCTTATACCAGCAACAAAGATGCTGAACAGCAACAAAAAGCAGCACAACAATTACAAGCAGAAAGTGCAGCGAACCAAGCTGCCATCGCTCAAGCTCAAGCTGAGAATGAAGCACTAATAAGAAAAAGAGTTATGACAAGAATTGCTGAGTTTGATGGAGCACTCAAAGACACCTATTCTAAAATGGGTGCACGAATGAATGTTGATCCCGAAGACATCCAAGCCAACTACGACTTACTTCGTAAGCAAGGCTACGATGATCTTAATGCAATCACTGATCGTGTGTCTTCAACTGGATTTGCTGATGCAATACGAAGAGGCATGGATAAGTCTGGATTATATCAGGACGAACAGGCTGCTTTAGTTAACAAGCTACAAAGAAATTATCAGAAGGTGGATCAGGCTGCATTTGATGCTGCTATAGCAAGAACCAAAAACTTTACTGATGCAGTTAACACTGGAAGAGCAGAAACCTTAAACGAAGTCACCTCTGTTTTTGGTAAACCTATTGACGCAGAAAAAGGGCTAATTACAAACAACGCTGCTGGTTATGCACAAACAGGATTTAATAACGCAGCAACGATGGCAAAAGGTGCTGATAAAAATATTGAAAATGCAGAAACATACCTAGCTAACGTAGTCGGTCAAATTGATGAAAAGATACCAGGGGCTGTAAGTTACTTGGCTGGCAATCAATCAACCATAGAAACTGCTGACCAGAAAAAAATAAAAGAACTTCAAAATGAATTAGCGTATCTGAAAGGTGGCGTATAGTAATGGCGTTTTCAGCAAATTACTTTGACCAGTATAACAAGTCGGTAGATAATTTACGCAAGAGGCGTAAGGAAAATGCTGAGATGTTTGAGGCATACAAAGATGCCAAAGTCGCAGATGGTGAAGAGGTATCTGTAGAAGAACTCTCTAACATGAGAAACAATCTAGCTGGTGGTGACTTCTATTTTGGTCAAGCTCTTCCAGCAGAAAGCATGTTGGGTGCGTTAGCAGAAAGAACTAACAAGAGAGTTACAAATAAAATATCTGAAGAGTTTGCTACACAAGCTGAGAATGTTGAAAAGATTTCTAAAGTCGTAACTGATATTGTCCCACGACTTACAAGCATAGACGACTATAATGGTGCTGCTGGAAAAGAAAAAATCAAATCTATTTTTGCTGCTGTAAACCCAGCCGATCCACAGTTTGGGAATGACTTATATGACAGTTGGGCAGATCGACTTCCTGACATGATTGAGCAAGCAAGGGATGATGAAGTAAACGCTTTTATGGTTAAAAACGCAGACGCTAATATGTATAGCGAAGTTCAGCATTTGACAACAGGATTACCATCTTGGAAAAAGTCTGGTATTGAGCAAGCTTTCAAAAAGAAAGAAATGGTTTTTGATAATAAAAACTTTTCTGATGCTTTGAAAAACGTAAATGTAAACACAAAGCCAGAAGAATTTACCCAGATGGGAACTGCTGAGTTAGATAATTTTGCAAAATTATATCTTTTAAGAAATAATGTTCTTGAAAAAGATATTACTCCAGATCGAATAGCTGCTGCAAAAGCAGCATTACTGCCATTATTTAATGCTGAGACAAGAAGATACTCCAAGGAACTTGAAGATGCTTTTAATGATGATGTTGCTACTGATAAGGCTTTAATGGATATGATGTCTGATCCAGCTTATGATAATAAGCAAGAAGCATTTAATGTTATAAACAGACATAGAGAAAATAATGATCTGAAGCCATATCCAAGCATTAACGATCCAGAGTTTAAAAAACTGTACGACAGTTTCGCTACTACTGGTCTTCGGGCAGCAGTTATAAAATGGGAGGCTGGGAAGAAAGAAGCACACGCTGCTGCTAAAACTTCTCTGGAAGCTTCTCTTGCCAGCACTGAAGCCATGTTCAAGACTGCCTACGATAGTCTTAAAGACAACGATAAAAATAAAATATCAGAAGGCATTGCTAGAAATCTCCACGCTTCGTATCACATTCCTCCTCAGTTGGTGGCACAAGTAATTGATACTCTTAACACACTTGTAGAAGACGATGAGCCAGAGACACAGGCAGAAATGAACGCAATGATGATGCTGATGGCAGATAGATATAGTCTGCCAACAAGGGAACAAGCTTTATTGTTCTACCAGAAAAAAGCAATGGCCTCTGCAAGCTTGGGAATTAAACCAAATACAACATACGAAGAAATGGTCGAACTAAGTCTTGAGCCTCTTAAAGCCAATATTAAAAAGACTGTAGCTATGATTGCTATGGGGGCAAGGAATGTTACGACCACACAGAACGGATCACAAATCAGTGCAGTTAAGAAAAAAGCCATTGAAGAAATTAAAGAATATTACAGAAAACTTGCAGATCGGATGGAGAATGAAAGATTTGTTTTAGATAGAGACCAGTCGCAAACTAAACTTTTAGAACGGATTAAGAAAGAAGAAGCAACAATGATATCACAGATAAGTATGGCTTCTCCAAACGGCAAGCCTACTTGGTTATTAAAACTACGCCCTGGTGTTTATGTAACTAATCCTACAAGCAGCACTCATCCAAACAATATCCAACATGGAACCTACGCTTATGTCAAGTCCTCCAATTCATACGTTTATCAAGGGCCACTACCTCAACCAAAATCATCAAGAGGAAGTCGTAGTCGTTCAAATCCGTAAGCATGTTATTTAAATGTTACGAATGGGCAATGTTAATGAAGCCAAATTATTCAAAAAACAAAGAAGATAACAGGGCTAAGTACCCTGAAGTTGCCAAGTGGGTTGACGAGGTGCGAAAGCATTTCCCTGGTGCACGAGTAGTAAGTATCAAACCAGCCAAAGATAAGACTACAGATAAAAAGTAGGGACGACTGACAATATAACGCCATGTATTCTTAGTGCAAATTAACGCATAGTAATGGAGTTCTGGCGTGGCATTAAAAGATCAGGCGATGGATGGTGGCGACTTTTCCTTTCTTGAAGGTAATATTCAAGATGATGGAATGAACCTTGGATACGCTGCCAATTTAGATAAAGCAAGTTCCCAAGAAATCTACAAAAATTCAGAGTTTATTCAAGACGTTATAGATTACTATAGCGAAAGGGATGGCATCCAGTTTCAGTCAGTAGAAGAAGCTTACGATAAGTTTTGGTCTGATAGAACTTGGAGAAATATGAATACCATTTCTATTGGAAGAGATTATCTTGATGGTAAAACTAACTCTGCTCAACAAAATGTCCGACTTGCTAGATTGCAAAGAGTTCACGAAGCACTCCCAAATTTTTATGAAGAGGGTGGTCGAGGTGCTGTTGGTCTGGGACAAAACGCTTTTGCAGCACTAGCAGACCCTATTAACCTAATTGGTTTTGGTTCAGGTGGTGCAGCAGCAAAGGCAGCAGCTTTTGCAGCTATCCGATCTGGAGCCACAAAAGAAGCTGCTAAAAAAGCTGGACTAAAAGCTGGTGCTACTAAAGGTTTCTTTGCAGAAGGTGCAGCCAACGCATTAGTTGAGGGTGTGGCTGATGTAGGTATTCAGAACAGAGACATGGAAATTGGCCTACAAGACAAATACAGTCTTGGTAGAACTCTTGGCAGTGCTGGTGTTGGCTTTGCACTAGGAGGTGCTATTGGTGTTCCTATGGGTCTTGCTGGTGCAGTAATGCCTAGCTTTAAAGCGAAACAATATGGTCTAGGCTCTCCAAAACATTACAACAAAATATCTCAAGGCATATTGGAGGGAAAGAAAACGCCCTTTGAAGATCGTGTTGACCTTACGAAAAATGAAATTGCTAACGACATTGATGAGGGGGCTGATGCTGGAACTATTGCGAGACAAACCAGAGACAATGTTATTGCAAGAGCAAAACAAGATTACGATAGAACTGTTCGTGAACGAGCAAACGAAGATGGGATAGACCTAGAAGGAGGTGAAGGCAACACTTCTCCACTCGATGAGGGATTATCTAAGTGGTCAAACCTACAGACTGCATCAAGTCGTATTGATTATTTAACCAACGCAATGAATGAAAGGTACAAAAAAGCAGACGAGATTGCTGCAACCGATCCTGAAAAAGCAACTGAGCTAAGAATAGAGGGACAAAAACTGGCTGAAGCTGCTGACCGACTTCAGGCTAAGTTTAATGACCTAGATCAAAAATATACAGAAGGTCAAACACCGACAGAAGAAGAGTTAAATGCAATACGATTGGAAGATCAAAACGCAAGTCAATTGCTTCTTGAGTTTGATCCTAATGCAAGAGAGGCCACGACTTTACCTGATGGGTCTCCAATTGAAGGTGGTTCTGTTGCAGAAACAGAAGTACCGACTGCCCCAACAAGAGGGGCTGAAGAGCCAGATGGACAATTTAGAAATACTGCTGAAAACAACCAACGACTTTCTGAAGAAAATGCAGCTAAAGTTGAGGCAGACGAAGCTGCTATTGCACAAGAAGCAAGACTGGCTGCGATAAAAGAAGGCCAGTCGGAATTAACAAATGCACAAGATGTAGTAGATAATTCTAAAAACAAAGTTACAGGTATTAAGAGAAAACTTAACAACCTTAACAAACAATTCAATCGAGCAGTAAAGACTGGCAACGCTGATAAAATATCACAGGTTGAGCAAACTATTGAAGCAACAGAAGCTGAACTAGATGCAGCGACTGACGAGCTTACTCAAGCTGAAGGTAACTTTACGACTGCAAAAGAGCGAGTAGAATTACAAAAAGCAGAAGCAGCAAAAACAGAAACAAACCAAGACGCTTCTCCTGAAGCTGTAGCAGAAGTAGAGGCAACTCCGACTGGTAACAAAGTTATTGAAGAGCCACAGTCAGCAGAAGAAATTGTTGACGAGTTGGTTAACAGCACAGACCCAGAAGAAAAAATTAGCTTTACCAGTCTTAAATCTACACTCTCTTATATTGTAGATGATCTTGGATTTAGTCGTGCAGAAGTAATTAACTCTTTACCAAAAGCAAAGAGAGGCCGACCCACTAACGCAGACAAAGAAGTTTTTAGGTCTGTGGCTATCCAATTCACAGAACGAGCAATGGTTCAACAACAAGCTCAGTCTGCTATAGAAGAGCTAACTTCTCCAGATCAGTTCTTTGATTTTAAAATTATTAACGTAATTTTAAATGAAACCTTTACTGATGCTCGCCTTAGAAACATGGCACAAGAAGAATATCTATCAGCTATTGCTGACCAAACACCAACATACGTTGCTAATATTCTTAGTGAAAATCCAAAACTAAAACTTTCTGAAATTCTAATGCAAGCCGAAGATTACTACGGCAAAGAAGTCGCAGACATCATGGCGAGTGCTATGAGGTCTGATGTTGTTCAAATGAATACTATCAACATGGACAAACTAATCGGTAAGAAAGCTGCCATTGGGAATATGAATAAAGCCGTTACCGATATGACTAAAACGATTGACCAAGTAAGGGAACTTAGAACAGCTATACTTGGCAGAATGAGTGATGAAGAATTTGAAAGAGGCTATGCTAATGTATCTTCAGAACTTCGTATCAAAGGTCAGGAAGATTTACCTCAAGCAGAGGTAAGAAAACTTGTTAATGATCCTAACTTTAAAGGTCAGGTTGATACTT